TATGAGGTAGTATGACCACATCGTTCCGCACTTCATATGAGGTTATTCAAAGAGACATTGGTCAAATTATTAATGGTAAATACATTCTTGCTGATGATACTGGAATCAAAATAACAGTAATGGCATCAGTGCAAAATCCATCATCTAGAGACTTATCACTTATAGAAGCTACGTCATACGGTAGACGTGCTGGCAGACGAATTAAAATTTACACTGAAACAAGACTGCGCTGCGCTAATCAGGAAATTGCTCCTGGCCGTGAACGATATGCCGGGGATATCTTTCTGTTTGATGGTTCACAATACTTGTTATTTGGCGAAGCTAACTTTAATACCTTAGCACAATCCAGAGATACGCAAGTTTCGCATTGGCGTTATTATGCTTTGGAAGTAATTGAGACAGAACAATTTGAGCAAGTTCCTTGATTGATAAGTTGTATGATCTTGTAACTAAGGCGGTGTCGTTGACCGGCAATAATTGGCAAGTAATATTTGCCAATCAGAATGTTCCGCGTCTAGTTAAGCCTTATGTTCAGTTGAATGTTACCAACATTGATATTCCTGATCATATGTATTATTCGCCACCAGATGAAACTGGTGGAGTAACAATTTCAGGTTGGCGTAAGGCCACCGCTGAAATTCAACTATATCACGGTATCAATTCGCTATCTGCCATTAGCGCTTTGGCTATGGTTCTACAATCTCCAACTATGCTTGATTATCAAACTGAGATAGATTGTGCTATTGGACAACGTTTATTCATTGGTTATGTTCCAGAGTTGTTGAACCTTTCGCAATGGGAAGGTAGAGGCATCTACCATTTTGAATTTTTCTATACAGAAAGCATAAATGATAATGCAGGATTGATAGATACTGTAATACTTCACGGCAGCTATATCGGTGGTGCCAGCGATCCTGATATCTATAAGATATTCGATCCTGAGCCGATAGCTGCTGTAATAGTTTGTGACGAAACCATCCCAGGTCCCAATGCGCCAGGAGTAGGCACCGATTGGGATGATGATGAAACTTCTTGGGATAAAAACGAAGTCACCAAATGGGATTGAGAGGGTATAATGGCCAATATCGACCGGATTGTTAATGTTACTATCTCACTACAAACCGCTTCTATTGCTCAACAAACCTTTTCTGATTTGTTGTTGTATGGAATATTTACACCCATTGGTGCTGCTAAGGTAGGCATCATTACTAGCATTGGTGATCTTGCTGCTTATGGCGTGACTTCTACAATGCCAATATATAAAGCGGCATCGGTATTCTTCTCGCAGATACCGCATCCACCACAACTTTATATTGGTCTATCTACTGGCGCCACCGATCCTACTGCTGATCTTGATGCTATTAAAGCAGAGAACAATAATTGGTATGCATTTTGTAACGTTCTTCATGACGAAACAAAAGTGGTTAAGGCTGCTCAATGGGCAGAAGCTAATGAGAAACTATTTGTTACAGTATTGTCTAATGTATTGAACTCTACTCCTGCTGCTACTGATACTACATCTACTGGCCACTTGCTTATGGCAGGAAACTATTTCCGCACCGCTTGGTGGTATGATACTAACGTTGGTGATTTCCCTGATGTAGGTATCGCGGCCAGGAGTTTCACTAAAAATCCTGGTAGTGAGACTTGGGCTAATCAACGATTGGATGCTGTGCCTTACATTAATACCACAGAAACATTAGCGCAAAATGTTTTTGATAAAAATGGCAATACTTTTGAACCGTTCCGTAATATTTCAATAACACAGAACGGCAAAGTTGCTGGTGGTGAATGGATCGATGTTATCCGCTTTCGCGACTGGCTTTGCGAAGAAATTAAAGTCACTATCTTCCAGCAGCTTATTGATAATCGTATCCCTTACACTGATCCTGGGATTGCCATTATTCGTAGCAGGCTTGTTGAAGCTCTTGATTTTGGTGTCGAGCGAGGCGGAATAGCCCCGCCAGAAGCAGACGCTGATGGCAATTTCATTCCTAGCTATACTGTAACTGTTCCATTAAGTTCAAGTATCTCCGCTAATCAAAAAGCCAGTCGTGTTCTACAAGATATTTACTTTACTGCTAGACTAGCAGGAGCAATTCACGCAGTGATTATACAGGGTGCGTTGACATATGAGAGCCTTCCTGTAGCTACTGTTCCTGTTATTGCATAGGAGAAAATGAATGCCTGGCGTGAAGACATATAATCCCTCGCGTGTTGTAGTAGTGATGAATGGTTTTTCAATATCTGGTTTTGCGGACGGAACTTTTGTAAATATCACTATGCAGAATGATGGTATAACTTCGCAGGTTGGTGCTGATGGAGAAATTGCTAGAGCCATTAGCACAGATCGCAGATGCACAGTAACAATTACTCTACAACAGACTAGTCCTGCTAATGATTTCCTTTCAGGAATGTTTAGTATGGATGTATTGACTTGTGGTGGGTTACTTGGACCGTTGCTTATTCAAGACTTGTGCGGAGAAACTATCTTTCAAGCATCTAAGGCTTGGGTAGTAAAGCCTGCTGATGTTGAGTTTGGAAAAGAGATAATGACTCGTGCTTGGCAGATTGAGACTGCGCCTCCATCTATTTATGTTGTGGGTGGTAACGCTATATCAGCTAATTAAAGGAGGCGCTGAGAACGTGGCGGCTAGACATGAATTTGAATTAGATAACGGCAACAAATTTTATATACGCCGTTTTGATCCTTTCTTATCCCTCAGTGTATTAGGTGAAGTTCAAAAGAAGTTCTTGCCTCCATTGGCTTCATTAATGGAGTCTAATGATCCTAATAATCCTGGTGAAGAACGAATGAAGGCTGCTATGCAAGCAATGGAAACTATCTCCAGAAACTTGGATGGCCCTTCATTGGTGGGTTTAGTTAAGCTGGTATTGAATAAAGAATACGTTTCTGTTTCTATTAATGGCGATGCCCCTAGACAATTAGATGAAGGTGCTATTAATCTGGCTTGTGATGATGTTTTTGAATTGATTAGTTTGGTTATAGAAGTGTTGAGGTTCAATTATGAAAAACTTTTTACGCAAGGCAGAACCCTTATTGGACAGGCAGCGCCCCAAGTGGCGAACCAATAGGTGTTTTGCGAGAAGATTTTATTGATGAATTGTTTATCTGGCGACCAATACTTGAAGGTTTAGTAACAATATCTGAGGTGAAGAATGGAGATGTTGACATAGTTGATTTGCTAAAATTGAATGCGCTAATGGATATGCGGGCTGCTGCCGAGCATCGAGAAATCGAACGCGCCAGGAGCAGTAAGTAATGGCTATTGTTCGCGAACTAACTACTCTGCTGGATTTTCGTGTTGATGAAAAGGGATTAAATCAATACGAGGCAGCAGCCAATAAACTCAAAGAAATTGGTATTGGTCTAGGCAAACTATTCGGAATTGTATTTGCTGCTACTAAACTATTTGAATTGGCTGATGGTCTTGTTCATGCCGGTAAAGAAGCTAATATTCTAGTTTATCAGTTGACTAGAATGGCGCGTGCGGGAGATGATATTGGCGCGGCGCAACAGAGACTATTTCAAATAGCGCAAAATACTGGTATTGAATACACCAAAGCATTAGAAACATATAAAGAATTTCTTAATGAAAGCAAGGAACTCAATGTAAGTCAAGATCAATTACTTGATACTACTGAAAATATCTTTAAGGCATTGCGCTTAAGCGCTGCTAGTCCTGAAGCTATTCAAGCTACTATGGCAACGTTTGAACGTTCTTTCCGAATGGGAAGAATGGGCAGACGCCAATTTGGTATGCTAACTCAACAAGCGCCAGATATCGTTAATGCGTTAGCTGAAGGATTGAAACTAGGAGAGCATGGCAGAGAACAACTAGAAGCAATGGCTAAGGCAGGCACACTAACTGCCAAAGTATTAATTGAAGGTCTTGGCAAACCATTAGCTAAATTGAATGCTGACTTTGCCGCTAGACCACGCAAGTTAGGTGAAGCATTTAATTATGCGTGGAATGCCGCTGTTCAATTATCGATGCAGTTATGGAAACTGTTGTCGGTTAACAGTCAAGTTGCGAAAGGAATCATTTGGCTAACTGACCAAGTGGTTAAAGGCTTAACTACAATGACCACTGCTCTTGGTGGTATTGGAAATGTTTTACAGATACTTGAAATAGCTTTGGGCGTGGTGTTTGGTCCTAAGCTAGCAATGATGCTGTTCAAAGCTACTATTGGTATGCAAGCTTGGACAGCAGCTACTTGGAAAGGCGTAGCAGCAAATCTTGCTTTTGCTGCTGGAATAGTTGCTGCGGTTGTAGCCATTACTGATATTGTTTCTTGGGTATCAGGTAAGAAATCTTTCATTGGGGATTTTCTAGGCAGCTTTGAAGATGTAATGAAATATCTCAAGACGGCTTTTGTAAGTGATGATTTCTTTGCTGGATTTAGAGGATTGGTAAAGTTATTTCAAGGTGATTTCAAAGGCGCTTTGGAAGAATTCAAAATATCAATTGGTGATGTAAACGGCTTACTTGGAGATATGCTTTTAATTGTTATTGCGCTAACTGCTGGATTTGCTATATGGCGAGTATTGAAATTTTTTGGTCTTATAACAGCAATAACAAGTGTCGCTGGTGCAGTAACTAAAGTTGGCACTGCTGCGGTAGTTGCAACTGGTTCTCTTGAGGCTCTGAATTTAGTTTCTCTTGCTGGATTAGCGGGTGGTCTGGGAGTTATATCAGGCGCTCTTGCTTTTATTGCGGCAGGACTTGGTATTGGTGCCATATCTGGTGCGATGAATGCGCCAATGGTTGATGAATACGGTAGAGTAGTAGGAACTTGGGGAGGTCAACCATTAACGCCAACAATAACTCCTGGCCAAGTAACTGGCCAAACCGCGCCAGGAGTAGGAGCAGTTACTACTGGTGATCAAAATAATACTGTTAATCAAACGAATAATGTTACGATAAATGCCACTGATCCTGATGCTGCTGCTGGTGCTTTAACTAAAGTATTTGACAATGCGGCTAAAGCAGCACTAGATGCTCTGGCTAGACAAGCTAGAAATGCTGCGCCGAGAACAGAGGCGCCAGCGCAATGAGTGGATTAATTGGTCTTGGCGGGCAAGCGGTTAATTTAGGTAGCACAGTCTATTCGATGTTCTTTGCGGATAATAAGAAAAGTGAAATTGGGGTTATTGCTCTTGATGTTCTAGTATCTGAAAACCTCAAACTGCCATCTGATGTAACCAAGTATCCTGTTGAAACTGGTGGAGAAGAAATATCAGATCACATTACTCAAGGCAATGAAGAATTATCCATTACTGGATCAATAGCATCTTCATCTAGTGAACTATTTGCTTTTTCATTTGCACCTTGCACCTCTAAATTTATTGATGCTATTAGCAAGTTGCGATCTATGCACAAAGATCGTCAGCCAATAACTGTAATAACTGGTCTAGGCAAATATGAAGATATGGCATTTACTAGTTTGTCAATTATTCGCAGCAATAGCGGTAAAGATGGCGGTTGGTTAACTATCAATGCTGATCTAAGACATATCAAAAAGGTTTCTCTTAAGCAAGCAGATATGCCTGACGAACAAAAAGCATCTTCAGATACCAAAGGCAAGACAGGCAAATCAGAAAAATCTACTGGCCAAAGTGGCAATGCTGATAAACCACCAGAACAGGGAGAAAATCCATTTCGTAAAATTGCTAGAGAACATCTTGGATATAAGCCTCCTGCGACTCCATTGATTGGTTCTGGTGGAATCATTAATCCATGATTTCTCTTGCGGTATCTGACTTGAATAGTCAAGCTATCGAAGCAATTCTTGACGATGAATTGTTTTACATAATACTTGATTGGAACGATAGCGGACAATATTGGGAAATAGGCGTGCGCAATTCAGCTTATCAAACATTGGTGGATGGTATCTCTATGGTGCCAAACTATTTGTTATTTCATCAATTCAAATATGTTGATTTATTCAAAGGTGATATAATGGTAGGCGCTCCTGATTCCTACAATGGTCCAGTTCCGCGTGATGGATTTACGAGCAAAGTATTTGAAATGGTCTACATTCCTTATGCTGAATTGTTGGCGCTAAATGTTATTTGATAGAGTATATCGTTTGTTGATTGGTAAAGGTAAGGCAGGAGTGGAAATTACTGGATTGCGAATCAATTTCAGTATTCAAAAGACTGCTGATAAAAACCCCAATACGAATAAAATACAAGTATGGAACTTGCTTAGCACTACAAGGAAACAACTAGAGCAACCTGATACGCACTGTTTACTGTATGCTGGATATGCCGAAGATGCTGGCCCGTTAATGATATTTTCTGGTGGAGTAACCTATGCCTGGACTAAGTTTGATGGACCCAATGTGGTTACCGAATTTGAACTCGGTGATGGCGCCCAAGAGATACGTGACTCGGTTGTTTCTCTTAGCTATGGAAAGGGCGTCAAATCAACTCAAATTCTTAATGATGTGGCCGGTAAGATGGGGTTGCCGTTAACATTGGCAAGTAATGCTCCAGAACGTCAATGGCAAAATGGTCTATCTCACCACGGCTCGGCCAGGAGTCTACTTGATAAAGTTACCAAAGGAACCAAACTTGAATGGTCAATTCAAAATGGTAATTTACAGGTTATAGAAAAGGGCATGGTTACTACTAGACAAGGCATTCAAATTGATGCTGATTCTGGTATGATAGGTTATGCTGAACGCGAAAGAGAAACAAAATCTGAAACCAAACCTAAGAAGAAAGGTGATGGTAAAGCAGTAGAAAAGGATTGGAATGGATGGAAAGTAAAAACGCTGTTGATGCCCATGCTTAATCCTGGCGATAGAGTATTGTTAAAATCGCGTGCTGTAGAAGGTATCTTTCGTATTGAAGAATTAACGCATACTGGTGATAATTGGGATGGCGATTGGCAAACAGAATTGAAGTTAGTTGATCCTGCGAAACCGCTCGGCAAAAAGAAATCCACCAAAGGAGGCAAAGCAGCTAGAGGTTCTGGTGGCGGAGATCATGAAAACGTTTCTCCTGGCGATATAATTGAGGAAGAAGATTTGGATAATCAAATGGTGAACCTAGATGTTTGAACGAGCAGTTAGTATGTTGCAAGATATACTGGAAACAAAATTATCTGAAATATACACTCAGATGCCAGGAACTATAGTTTCATATAATGCTGAAACTAATCGTGCTGTTGTGCTTCCTGATTTGCCTAAGGCGCTTGCTAGTGGTGAATCATTACCTCCACCTAACGTTGTCGAAGCGCCTCTTATATGGACAACTAGTAGTGGTGGAAAATCAGGACTCACTATGCCAATTAAACCTGGTGATGGAGTAATGCTTGTATTCCAACAACGATCACTTGAAGGATGGAAATCTGGTAACAAAGATATGCCTGATGATCCTCGTCAATTTGATATTAGCGACTGTATCGCTATTCCTGGTTGCGCCCCCACTGGTATATCTGCTGACCCTACTGATGTAGTGTTACGTTTCAATGAAACCGAGGTTCGTATTACTCCTGATAATAATATCCGCCTTGGTAACAATAATGGTTTTATATCTATTGATTCTGATGGTAATATCATTATTCAAGCTAAGTCACTAAAGCTACAAGCTGATACTATTCGCGTTGATGCTGGTGGGCATTTATTTGCGCTAGAGGCGCATAGACACACTGGAGTTCAATCTGGCATTGCAACTTCTGGAACGCCAGTATGAGTGGATCGCAAGGCACTTATGATCTAGCATTGTCGAGACTAGATCACGACATG